CATGCCGGTTACGGGCGGTTTATTGGAAAAATATAGCACTCCATGAGAACTATACCTCCAACGCTGCTCTTAAAGTCTTACCTATGGAAGACTTTCCGAGTGAGGCCTGAGGCCTCCAAGAAAATTCCAGATCGGGTATCCCGAGATGGAAAAACTCGTAAAGTGTCGAATCTATGAAACGACATTTTTCGTAATCAATATCCTCCTGAGGTAGGATCCTGATTTTGCTCCATGTGAAGGTCGTAGACTGTTCCATGGATAACCAGAAGTTCGGGCGACACAGAGTGACGGCCCTGTCGACTTCTTCAGGCGTAAGGGTCTTCTTAGAATGACCCAAAATACGCTTCATTTCCTCACCTCGCTTTCCAGCGATCTTTGAGGATGTCCGCACCAGAGTTCTAATCTCTGAGGCGGTTTTCCAAAGTCCAACCAATCTCTTAGAGAAGGGTTGGATATTGTAGTATTTCGTTGTGACATCTCCTTCAAGGATCCGTCGCATCGTGTAGTTTCTCTCCCATCTCTCATTGAGAGAATTCAGAGAAAACCATTTCCTCTTTTCTGCTGCCTTGAAGACAGTGCTAAAGGGGAGTTCATTCCTCTGAGCTACAGTGAGTTCAGAGAATAGTTCTTTCCGCATGTCAACGAAGGTTTTACCTCCGACGATAGTGGGAAAATCCAGGTACTGATTCACCATTCTGGTTGAATAGTCCCGTGCAATGTCGATTCCTCTGGAACCGGCATTTTTCATCACGCTAGTTAAACTATTTGTGATTTTCGAGTGGATTACCGGGTCTTTCACGTCTAAGGCGCGAATTAACCAGGAAATCTTTCCCGGGAGGCCATCTCTGATGACCCCGGGTTTCTCTGTCAGTCCAAGTCCCCCTAGGGGTGGTGGCAGAGCAATCAAAGCCCTTTCCCTTAGATCATGGGTCGAGGGAAGGTACTTCTTAAATCGGTAACGCATACGTCCTACCGATATCTTCCAGAAATCGCGGAGGTAAGGTTCTGTGAACCATGTCTGCGTCTGGTATAGTGACTTGGCTTTGCCAATCACGATCGATTTCTCGTTTCGGCTGTCTACAGCCTTAGAGAATGGAGAAAGCAAACGAGTTTTGATTGAATCTACGAAGACACTGTCTTCGCTCTTGTTTGCTTCATTAGGAGACATGTTCAGAATCTTTCCTTGAAAGATGAGAGCCTTCTCTGTATACATGACAAACCTTTGGCTTTTCATGTTTTTGTGGGGTGAGATCTTAGATCCACACCTTTTAAACGTATCAGTGACTAAGTCAAGATACTTCTCCTCGCCGACCACTAAGTGATCGTCGCCGCCAAGGTGGAACATCCACCTTGGATTCTGAGGTCCGGGTTCACCAGGTACCCATCCATTGGATGCCCTGTGATTTACCCGGTCCAGAACGTACTCCGATATGGCTAAGCCAAGGAGTGTCAGGACAACCTTTGATAAAGGTTCTCCCATCATTACACCTCTTTTAAGATGTGTAACTTCGTCATCCTCTGTGAGGATGATTCTGTCGTCAACTAGATTCGGTATAAACCGATACCAGCTGGCTCCGCACCCGCGAACGAATCCCCTTAGGAGAGCTCTCGCGAGTGGAATAGGTATAGAGTCCGTGGCCTCTTTGAGGTCCGAGGACAATACACTTAGATCACCAAGATGCCTTCTAGGCATCCTGGATAGTAGGGTTAAGGCTTTCCAAGCCTGATCCCCGCGAACCAGACAGCTGTTAGCCGTCGGGTGGTGTTGCAAGAGGTCTTTGGCCTCGTGCGCAAATGGTTGCTGTATAACAGTCAACCACCACGGTCCTGTGGTGACGATTCTCATCTTACCACCAGGTTCTGAAACGGAGACTTGTCGTAACGGTATAACCGTACCTGAGTCTACGTAGCTACGGTAGAGGTCCCATGCACAGCATGAGAGCCTCCACCCGCTGAGGGAGTCAAAACCAGCTCGGATACAATCTCGATCTGGTATGTCCCCTATAAAGTCTCCGAAATTCTCATCGATTATCGATGAGTCGCCGAAAGACTTCCACCTTGGGATACCAGCGTAGTATACGTGGTAACCCCAGGGGTATTGGACTTGGAGGTCCCTTGAAGGAATCTCCTTAGCCCACACGGCGAAGTCAGCCCTCGCCGCAAATGCCTTCCCTCCTTTGGAGATGGGCACGCTGAATTCACCAGCCCCGTTCAGAGATACGTGGCCACCACAAAGTGGATTGGTGAACGAACGCTTTGATAAGCGTAACGACTGAAGAGCTACGCGTTCCGCGTACTTCTCTAGGTCGGATAAGAGAGTTGGATTAACGACAAAGTCGGTTCCAACTGTCGATTTAAAGGCCTTTAAGGCCTTTCTTCTAGCACCCTCCTCCCCATTGGGGAGGTTTCGGGTGCCGATGAGATGCGCAATCTTTGCTGCGTTCTCTTTTGAGAGTACTCCTAAGGAGGCCTCTCGGACAACATCAAGGTAGAATAGAGCCCTAAAAGGGTTCTTAGCTATGCTTTCTGAGACCTTGACGCCTGCAACCTTCTGGTAGATGCACTGAGTGACATCTTTCCAAAGGCCAATCGCATTATCCATTGAATAATACGATACTTTGAACCATTTCCTTATTAGATGTTTCACGGTCGAACTAAGTTTACCGCGGAAATGGTGTTTTATAGAGAGAATAAATCCATCTAAGATGGAATCTATCGACTCAAGTTGTCGTATAATAAGCTCTTTCCTCTGAGAGGCGATCTTTAACGACATAGAAGGATCTATACCAATGCGGTTTAACCACTTGGTATAGCCTGTCCTCCACAGTTTTGTACCGGACTCAGTCCGGGGACCTGTGAGGCTAACCCCCCCCCATTTGTGCTCATAGAGCCGTCTGGGAGGGTTCACGACAGTGTCATGGACACTGTCGACGGAAGGGACTAGAAGTCCCCAGTCTCGCCCACAACCTAAAGCATCCTCTTGGGGTTTGCAATCAGGGTTGATTGGGTTCAACAACCG